GTTGTTGATACTGTATCTGGTGGTGATGGTGGTGGTGGAGTAGAAACTTTTGCCATTACAGGAAAAGGAACAGGATTAACACTAGATATTGATACAGTAGATGCTAATGGTGCAATTACCGCGGTTGATGTTATATCTGCAGGTTTTGGTTATCAAGTTGGAGATGTAGTCGGTATTGTTACTAGCACAGTTACTGGTGCCACAGGATCCGGAGCACAGATAAAAATTGGAGGAGTCAATCTACTCAATATGATATTTGTTGAAAATATACAAGGTGATACACAGTTCTCAGATAAGTTAGGATCTAATTTATTTTACTATGCCGATAATGGAACAATTACAGATACAACCCTTGATATTTTGTCAGTATCTTTTGATGGTGGAGTGAACGATGGAAATTATTTAAAGGTAAATCATTTTAATCATGGAATGTATTCTTCAACTAACAAAGTTAAATTGAGTGGTATAGAACCAAATACAATTCCTACGACAATTACTACTAATTTAAGTGATACAACAACCGGTGCAGTTAGTGTTGCTTCAACCGATGGATTTGCTGAGTTTGAAGGATTGTCAGTTAGTGCTAGCAATCCAGGATATGCCATCATCAACAATGAAGTTGTAAAATATACTTCTGTTGGAACTGGCAATATTAATATTGCCACAAATGGTAGAGGAGAAGAGAATACAAGTGCCTCTGGACATGATTCTGGTGATGTAATTAGAAAATATGAATTAAATGGAATTTCATTGAGAAGAATAAATAACGTAACTCATACAGTTTCTTTATTGGGTCTAGAATCGGATAGTTATCATGTTGAAATTGATAGAACAAGTACTTATGGTGTTGCCAGAAATGCAGATACAGCATATCTACCTCAAATATCATTTACCTCCGATGAATTTGCCGGAGGAAATAATGTGTTATCTTCGGAAAATATCTTGTTTAATGCCGTAACCCCAATCTTTGATATACTTACTCCTACTGGAGGAAATGAAAGTGTATTTACTAGTGCATCTGCGTCTGCAAGAACAACAACCGGCACAAGTATTAGTGGAAATGAGGCATCATTTGTAGACAATGGTTATGAAGATGTAACCATAAATCGATATAATATATTAAGAAGTTCTAGGATAGTTGCTTCTAAGGTAAATGAAGATCAGTATTTAGCAAATTTACCTAGAAATAAATCCTTCACCACTAATATAGTTTTATCATCCACTAGTGAAAACTTATCACCTATCATTTATCTGAATGATGGTTCAAAAGTAGAGTTTTCAAGTCATAGATTAAATAGACCAATCGGTTTAGAAGATTATAGTTCAAATGCTCTTATCAAATCGATAGATGAACAAGATCCTCATTCTTCAGTCTATGTTTCTCAAGATGTATTTCTTAGACAACCATCAACATCATTAAAACTTATCATAGCAGCTTATCGTCATGAATCTTCAGACTTTAGAGTTTCTTATAAATTGATTAGAGAAGATTCAACATCTGTGGAACAAACATTTGAGTTATTCCCAGGTTTTAAAAACTTAACTAGTAAAGGAACTGTTATTGATCCTGCAAAAAATGATGGAAGACCTGATACTTTTGTTCCACCAAATTCGGATGGAGAGTTTAGTGAATACATATTTACCGCAAATGATTTAGATGAATTTGTTGGATATTCGATAAAGATTATGATGAGTGGAACAAATCAGGCATATTATCCAAAGATCAAAGATTTGAGAACCATTGCATTAGCTTGATATGATTAGAGTAGAAGGGCATTCAAATTTATATCGTGATGAAAGAACAGGAGCCATAGTTAATGTGGATAATGTTGGATATCAAAATTATTTAAATTCCTCTAAAATTGCCAAGCAAGAAAAGGAAGACATTGACAATATGAAAAAAGATATTGATGATATTAAAGATGCTCTAAGGGAGATTCTGAGTAGACTTACATAAATACATCCCTAAATACTAATTAGATAACAATATATTGAAGTAAATGGCTGCTGTATATGTTAGTAATATTGTAATTAACCAAGGAGCTGATTTTTCTCAAGTTTTTAACCTGGCGGATTCTTCAAATGATAGTGTTGATTTAACAAATTATGCGCTCACAGCACAAATGAGGAAACACGCTGGTAGCAGCGTAAGTCACAATCTGAATCCAACGGTAGTGCAACCTCCAACAAGTGGTGGAGTTAGAATAACTTTGACTGATGTCCAAACAGCTGCATTAAAACCAGGTAGATATGTTTATGATGTTTTAATTGCAGATGATAGTGGATCTGGAACTAAAACAAGAGTTGTTGAAGGTTCTGCAATCGTCAGGGAGGGAGTAACCAGATAATGGCAGATATAAAAGTTCGTATTGGACAATCAGATGCTATTAAGGTAACCTCTACTGGACTCCAGAGGGGTGATATTGCATTTAGTGTTAGTGGTGGTACTGCTAATGTAACTCAGTTAGATGTCTCTGGTGGGAGTAATTTAAATAATTTAAGTCTAACTGGCATAGCAACTTTTAAACCAGATACCTTTGGTGCAACTGGAATTATTATTGATGGAACAAATAATCAATTAAATGTTGGAACTGGAGTAATAATTACTTCAAATTCTTTATTAGTTGATGGTTTAGCAACTTTTGATTCATTAATTGTTACTGGAATATCGACACTTAACTCTAGTGGTGGAATTACTACTACTGGAGGCGATTTATTTGTAGGTAGTGATTTATTTGTAAAAGATAATTTAAAAGTAGAGGGAACATCGGAATTTATTGGTGTTACTACTTTTAGAGGAGGAACAATAACTCTTGGTGATGCTGATACTGATGATATTAATGTTGTTGGTGAATTTATATCCAATTTAATTCCAAATACAAACAATATATATTCTCTAGGATCTGCAACTAAACAGTGGTCAGATCTTAGAGTAGTTAGTTTAAACGTAAGTGGTTCGACATCATTAGTTGGTAATGTATCACTTCAAAATAATTTAGTTGTAAATCAAAATGCATCTGTTGCAGGTGCAGTAGCATTTTCAAATCAAACAGATAACACACTTGGAGATGTAAATACAGGTAGTGTTCAACTTGATGGTGGATTAGGTGTTACCAAAAATGTAACTGTAGGTGGTGGATTATCTGTTACAGGTAATTCATTTTTTATTGGTGAAGTTACATTTTCTTCCGGAACTAATGGAACTATCAGCATTGGTGATAGTGTTGGGGATAATGTCGTATTTAATGCTGACGTAAATTCAAGTTTCATACCCAATATAAATGATACATATGATTTGGGATCAAGTTCCCAAAAGTGGAAAAATTTATTCTTATCATCTAATGCCGGAATAGGAAGTTTACATGTTGCCGGAGTGTCTACATATGTTGGAGTGGCAACTTTCCAGAATAATGTATTTGTTGATGGAACATTAACTGCCGGACTCATAGATGGAGGTTCATTCTGATGGCAAAACCAAGCACTAGACAAGAATTAATTGATTATTCTCTTAGGAGACTTGGTGCTCCAGTATTAGAAATTAATGTTGATGATGATCAGATAGATGATTTGGTAGATGATGCCATACAATTTTACAATGAAAGACACTATGATGGTGTCGAAAGAATGTATCTCAAATATAAAATTACTCAAGAGGATATAGATAGAGGAAAAGCAGGTGGTTCCGGAGGAGTTGGTATAGTAACAACCTCTGCAACTTCAACTATAGTTGGGACAGCAACTACTTTTAATTTTTACGAGAACTCAAATTATCTTCAAGTTCCAGATTCGGTGGTCGGTGTCGAAAAAATATTTAAATTTGATACTAGTTCTATTTCTGGTGGAATGTTTAGTATTAAATATCAGTTATTTTTGAACGATTTATATTATTTCAATTCTGTTGAATTGCTGCAATATTCTATGGTTAAAACTTATCTTGAAGACATTGATTTTCTTTTAACCACAGATAAGCAAGTTAGATTTAATAAAAGACAAGATAGATTGTACTTGGATTTTGATTGGAGTGCTCAAGAAAAAGACACGTATTTGGTAATTGATTGTTATCGAGCACTTGATCCAGCAAACTTTAATCAGGTTTACAATGATAGTTTTGTAAAGCAATATCTTACAGCACTAATTAAGAGGCAGTGGGGTCAGAATTTAATTAAGTTCAGAGGTGTCAAACTTCCTGGAGGAATTGAACTAAATGGTAGAGAAATTTATGAGGACGCTGAAAGAGAGATAGATACTCTTAGATCCAGAATGATGCAAGATTATGAATTACCACCTTACGACTTTATTGGATAATGGCACTTAATCCTTTTTTCTTACAAGGTTCACAGAGTGAACAAAGACTCATTCAAGAGTTAATTAATGAGCAACTTACAATATATGGTGTTGAAGTCATTTATTTACCTCGTAAGATAGTAAATCAAGATACAGTTTTGAATGAAATACAATCATCAAAATTTGATGATAATTTTGCTATTGAGGCATATGTAAACACCTATGAAGGATATGGTGGTGCCGGAGATATCATGACAAAATTTGGAATGAGTTTAAAGGATGAACTTACCGTAACTATTTCAAAAGAAAGATATGAAGATTTTATTGCTCCTTTTTTGGGAGAATTAAACACAAGTAATGATGATGAAATTAATGTAATTAGTAGACCAAGAGAAGGTGATTTAATATATTTTCCTTTAGGTAGAAGATTATTTGAGGTAAAGTTTGTCGAGCACGAACAACCCTTTTATCAACTGGGAAAAAATTATGTCTACCAATTAAAATGTGAACTATTTGAGTATTCTGATGAACTTGGTGGATGGGATCAACTCAGCACAACTACGGATGAAATTGATAGTGTTCTTGAAGATCAGGGATATATTACTTCTATATTAATGATTGGGTCGGGAACAACTGCACAGACTGTTGCACATACAGGAACAGGATATGTAAGAGAAATATTCTTAAATGATGATGGATATGGATATACATCCACTCCAACTGTTTCCATTTCAACTTCTCCAAATGGAAGTTCTTTAGCTAATGCAGAAGCAATTGCCATTACAACCACATCAGGAACTATTAAATCAGTAAAAGAAATTTTACTCACAAATGCCGGATTTGGATATACCGAAGCACCGACCATATCAATTGTAGGTGGTGGTGGAACTGATGCAATGGCAACATGTTCCATTGAAACCACAGAATTTGGTATAGTTAGATTTTCTATTTCAGAAGCAGGATCAGGATATCCAATATCACCAGTTGTTGCAATAGGAACTCCTACAAGTGCTGGGGCGGCAGCAACAGCAACGGTTGGTTCTGGTGGAACTATTACTGGATTTACTATATCCACTGGTGGCAAGTTTTATGGAACTCCTCCATCTGTCACAATTGCAGATCCACCAACAAGAACTGGTGTTGTAAGTACATTGCAAGCAACTAACGTTGGAGGAACTCCAACTCTTCCTGTAGGATCTGGATATTCTGATGGAACATTTGAAACTTCTGGTGGAACTGGAACTGGATTAAAAGTAGGGATTACGGTTAATACCGGAACTACTACGATTGGAGAAAATCCAACAATTATATACAGTGGACATGGATATTCTATAAATGATGTCGTTCAAATTGTCGGTGGTAACAATGATGCATATATAAAGGTTACTGCAGTTACAACAGGAATTGGTTCTACTGCAACGGCAAATTCAATAATAACCAATGGTGTAGTTACTGAATTTACGATTACGAATCCTGGTAGTGGATATACAACACCACCAACAGTAAGTATTGCAAGTACTTTTGGAGATAAACTTTATTCATCTTCTGGATTAACAACTGCTATCGTAAGAGCAAATGTTTCTGCCGCAAATACAGTATCTTCAATTCACATTGTAAATCCCGGATTGGGATATTCTCCAGCACAACCAGTGACAATAGCAGATCCTCCAACCACTGGAATCGGAACATTTATCTTTAATGAACTCGTTACAGGTTCAATTTCTGGTGCAAAAGCTAGAGTTAAGACATGGAATAAAACTGATAAAATTCTTAAAGTCGGAACAACTAACGGAACATTTGTTCCTGGAGATGTTATTGTCGGATCTGCATCATCAGCAAAATATTCCGTTGATTTCATTCAATCCGCAGAATTTTCTGATAAATATGATAAAGGTGATGAAATAGAAACATCAGCAGACACTTTTCTGGACTTCACAGAATCTAATCCATTTGGTACATATTAATGTTAGGGACTTATTACTATCATGAAATAATGAGAAAAACAATCGTTGCCTTTGGCACATTGTTTAATCAAATTTATATTCGTCATGATGACAGATCAGGAAATACTTATAGTGATTTAAAAGTTCCTTTAGCATATGGACCATCTCAAAAATTTCTTGCCAGGTTAGAGCAACAAGAGGATTTGAACAAACCAGTTCAGATTACTCTACCTAGAATGTCATTTGAAATGAATAATATTCAATATGATTCTACAAGAAAAGTTGGAATAACTCAAACATTTAAGGCAGTTGATAAAAACACTTCTGCAGTAAAAAAAGTGTTTATGCCAGTTCCATATAATGTTGGATTTGAACTTAATATTCTCACGAAATTAAATGATGATGCTCTTCAAATTGTAGAGCAAATACTTCCATATTTTCAACCATCATTTAATGTTACGATAGATTTAATTGATTCTATTGGTGAAAAAAGAGACGTTGCTGTAGTTTTAGATAGTATATCTTTTCAAGACGATTATGAGGGTGATTTCTCAACACGAAGAGCATTAATTTATACTCTTAGATTTACTGCCAAGACATACCTGTTTGGTCCTGTTGCTGATAGTTCTGATGGACTTATTAAAAAAGTGCAGGTGGATTATTATGCAGATACTAATACAAACACTGCGAAACGTGAAATGAGATATACTGCAACACCAAAGGCATTAACAGATCAAAATAATGATGGTGTTGTTAACACAGCAGATGATGCTCTACTTGGACCTGATGATGATTTTGGGTTTAATGAGGAAACTACATTTTTCTCAGATTCTAAGAGTTATAGTCCAACACAAAAGAAAGATATTTAATGAGTTATGACTGATAATGATATGAATAATATTGTGCCGGTGTCTGGAGAAATTGTTCCGGAGAATAAGGATATTCAAAAAGATTATGAATATACAAGAGCAAATTTATATTCGTTAATTGAAAAGGGACAAGAAGCTATCAATGGTATTATGGAACTTGCCGGTGAGGGAGGAAGTCCAAGAGCATATGAAGTTGCCGGTCAACTTATTAAAAGTGTTGCAGATACAACAGATAAACTCGCAGATCTTCAGAAAAAGATAAAAGACCTTGAAGAAGATGGCAAGAAAACCACCAGTAATGTTACCAATAATGCTGTTTTTGTTGGGTCTACATCAGAACTTCAAAAAATGTTGAAGCAAGGTTTTCTAAATAATAATACGGATTCAAAATAAATATGTCCAAGTGTAAATCGGGTTACTATTATTGTTACACTGATAAAAAGTGTAAACCTATTTCTAAGGGAATGAAAGTGACCGCAAGATTTTCCGGTGGCGGAAAAGAACCTGAGGAAGTTGGCATTGATAAACCACTGAATGGAAATGGAAATCAAACGAATGGGAATGGAAATGGGAATGGGGGCTCTAATGGTGGCGTTAGTGAGGGAACCCTTCGCAAGTGGTTTAAAGGATCAAAATCAAAAGATGGTAAAGGTGGTTGGGTTAATGTCGTCACAGGTGGGACTTGCGCCAGTGATGAACCAGGAGAGGGTACACCAAAGTGCGTTTCTTCATCAAAACGAGCAAGCATGAGTAAGGCGGAAAGATTATCTGCTGCTAGAAGAAAGAAAAAAGCAGATCCAGGTCAACAACAAAAAACTGGTGCCGCAAAACCAACATATGTTTCTACAGATAAAAAGAAAATGAAAAAAGAAGAAGTAGAAGTAGCAGAAGCAAAAGATAAGAAAGGAAAGGGTAGTGGCACAAAAGATGCCTGTTATCATAAGGTAAAGTCCAGATATAGTGTTTGGCCCTCTGCATATGCCTCAGGAGCACTTGTAAAGTGCCGTAAGGTTGGTGCTGCTAATTGGGGTAATAAGTCTGAGTCTGTGGACTATTCTAACTGGAGAGACGATTTTAAGGTAATGAATTATCAATTCATTGATCTCATTAAACCAGAACCTTTGAATGGTGAGAAAATTGATGAGGGACAGAAATGTTGGAAAGGTTATGAAAAGAAAGGAACCAAAAAGATGTTTGGTAAGACCTACAACAACTGTGTGAAGAAAGAGGAAACCGAAATTAAAGAGAAAAAAGATCCTTGCTGGGATACTCATAAGCAAGTAGGTATGAAGAAAAAGAATGGTAGAATGGTTCCTAACTGTGTTCCTAAAGAAGAATTTTCTGACTGGAGATCCGAATTAGAAGAGGGGGCTGCCTGGACAAAAAAGTCCGGTAAGAACCCTTCAGGTGGATTAAATGAGAAGGGTCGTAAGTCTTATGAAAGAGAAAATCCTGGTTCAGATTTAAAATCACCATCTAAGAAAGTTGGTAATAAAAGAAGAGCATCATTCTGTGCAAGAATGAAAGGTATGAAGAAAAAACTTACTTCTTCTAAAACTGCGAATGATCCAGATAGCAGAATCAATAAGTCATTGAGGGCTTGGAACTGCTGAGGTTAATATATGAGTGAAGTATATCTTGGTAATCCTAATCTAAAAAAAGCAAATACATCGATTGAATTTACAGAAGAGAATGTTATTGAATTTCTCAAATGTAAAGAAGATCCTGTATATTTTGCTAATAATTATATCAAAATTGTATCTCTTGATGAAGGACTGACTCAGTTTCATCCATACGACTTTCAAGAAAAATTAATTAATAATTTTCATAGTAACAGATTCAATATCTGTAAGATGCCACGACAAACTGGTAAATCGACTACAGTCGTATCTTACCTTTTGCATTATGCTGTATTCAATGACAGTGTAAACATTGGTATTCTGGCAAACAAAGCAGCTACTGCAAGAGAATTGTTGCAAAGATTGCAAACTGCTTATGAGAACTTGCCTAAATGGATGCAACAGGGTATATTATCCTGGAATAAAGGTTCAATGGAGTTGGAGAATGGCAGTAAGATATTGGCAGCTTCTACGTCTGCAAGTGCTGTCCGAGGCATGTCGTTTAACATTCTCTTCCTCGACGAATTTGCCTTCGTTCCAAACCATGTTGCAGACTCGTTCTTTGCATCTGTTTATCCTACTATTACTTCTGGTAAAAACACCAAAGTAATTATCGTATCAACCCCACACGGTATGAATCACTTCTACCGTATGTGGCACGATGCGGAAAGAAGTAAAAATGAATATATTCCCACCGATGTTCACTGGTCAGAAGTTCCTGGAAGAGATCAGAAGTGGAAAGAGACAACAATTGCCAATACTTCTGAACAACAGTTTCGTGTTGAGTTTGAGTGTGAATTTTTAGGATCTGTTAATACTCTTATCAATCCAGCAAAATTAAAAAACCTTGTATACGAGAATCCCATAAAAAGAAATGCCGGATTAGATATTTACGAAGATCCAAAGGAGAATCATAATTATTTGATGACGGTTGACGTGGCAAGAGGAATAGGAAATGATTATTCTGCATTTATCGTATTTGATATAACTGAGTTTCCGTATAAGGTTGTAGCAAAATATAGAAACAATGAAATTAAACCCATGCTTTTTCCAAGTATAATAAGTGAAGTTGGAAAAGGTTATAACAATTCATGGTTACTTATAGAAGTAAATGATATCGGAGATCAAGTAGGTTCTATTCTTCATTATGATTTGGAGTATGATAATATTCTTATGGCATCCATGAGAGGGCGTGCCGGACAGGTTGTTGGAACGGGATTTAGTGGTAAGAAATCACAACTTGGTGTAAGGATGACAGCGGCAGTTAAAAAACTTGGATGCTCTAATTTAAAAACTATGATGGAGGATGATAAGTTATTGACAACAGACTATGAGATTATATCAGAACTAACAACTTTTGCACAGAAAGGAAATTCATTTGAGGCAGAAGAAGGATGTAATGATGACTTGGCAATGTGTCTTGTTATATTTTCTTGGTTGGTGGCACAAGATTATTTTAAGGAAATGACAGAGAATGATGTTCGTAAGAGAATATATGAAGAGCAGAGGAATCAAATAGAACAGGATATGGCACCTTTTGGATTTATAGAAACTGGATTTGAAAATAATAATTTTGTTGATAACGATGGAGATCGTTGGTATACGGATGAATATGGAGACAGATCATATATGTGGGAATATATGTAATGGATTTTGATAGTCAGGTAAAGTTAGAACATTTACTTTTTTATGATAGAGAATGTAGAACCTGTCACAAAACAAAAAATTTATTAGAGGACTTCTATCTTATAAGAAAAAATAGAGGAGCACTCCCATCATCATATTCATATGAGTGTAAAGAGTGTACCATTGATAGAGTAAAAAGTAATAGAAAGTGTAGTAAGGTTTGGGAATATCCTGATTGGTAAAGTGTTCATGCAGTGTTTCCCCGTTGAAAATACCTCTTTCCTAAATATTTTTAGATAAATTTGGATTGCGAGGAAAAGCAAGATGCCACTAAACTTAGCATCTCCTGGAATTCTGATAAGGGAAGTTGATCTTACTCAAGGTAGAGTTGATCCAACTTCTGATAAAATTGCCGGTCTTGTCGGTCCTTTTGCCAAGGGACCTGTAGGAACGATAACCAGGGTCAATACCGAAAACGATTTAGTTGAGTTATTCGGTCAACCATATGATGTTGACAATCAATATGAAACTTGGTTAACGGCTTCTTCTTATCTTGCATATGGCGGGGTAATGAATATCATCAGAGCAGATGATACTCAATTCAAAAACGCAAATGATACAGGTGCCTCTATTAAGATTAAAAGCACCGAACATTATGAAGAACTAGGATATCCAACAACACCACTAGCCGGTGCCACGGTAATTGCCAAAAACCCTGGTTCTTGGGCAAATGATATTAGAGTTGCCATTATTGATGCTCAGGCAGATCAAAGATTAACTTTTGATCAAACTCCAGATGGTGGCACACAAGTTGCTGTCGGAATGGGTATCACTCAGTTAATTCCATCGGGAACAGTAGTTTCTAATACTGGAACTGGTGCAGGAACAACTTCAGTACTTGATGGTCACCTTAAGGGAATTATTACAAAGGTTAATTCCGGATCTGTAGATGTAAAAGTTGTTTCTCATGTTTCTTCAGGAGGAACTCACACCACTGTTGATTATAATAATATCTACAAGTTCTCTACAACAGGAAATGTTGCAGGAAATGTTGCAATTCATACTGCAGGTCAATCAGTTTCCTATGCAACAACCGCAATTACTAGTGCTGTTGATTGGTTTGGAGAGCAAACATTAGCAGTAAGTTCACATACTGTTGGTGGAAGTTCAACAACAACCAGCATTAAGTGGAACACTATAGCAGATGCTCCAGGAACATCTTCTTTTGCTGCCGCAAGAGGAGCAAGAAATGATGAACTTCATGTTGTTGTAATTGATGGAAAAGGAACAATTACCGGAAATGCCGGAACTATTCTTGAGAAGCATCTGAATCTTTCCAAGGCATCTGATGCAGAATTTTCTGTAGGTGCTCCATCATACTGGAATAAGTATTTGGAAGTTAATTCTGAGTATGTTTTTGCCGGTGCAGGAAAAACTTCTGGTGACCGCGTAAAAACAGGTTTTGCTGATAATGGATTTACCACATTTACAGATGGTGGATGGAATCAAAAGGCAGAAGATGCCGATGGTGCAAACATTTTTGATGCCGTTGGTCCTCTTGATCTTACCTTATCTAGTGGTAAAAATTATGATGGACTTGGAATTACCACTGCAACTGGATCATTCAATGCCGGACTCGCTGATTTAGTTTCTGGTTATGGTTTATTTGAAAATGATTCTGAGACTGATGTAGATTTCCTTCTCATGGGATCTGCATCTTACGACGAACCCACGGCAAGAGCACTAGCAACCAAATTGATTGCTGTTGCAGAAGTGAGAAAAGATGCAGTTGCATTTATTTCACCATATAGATCGGCAGTTCTTAATACCGCTGCTCAAGGAAGTAATACTATTGTAGATATAGAAACTGCTACTGATAATGTAATTAATTTCTTTGACCCACTTACTTCTTCGTCTTATGCCGTATTTGATAGTGGTTATAAGTACATGTATGATAGATTTAATGATGTCTTTAGATATGTACCTTTGAATGGTGACATTGCCGGAACTTGTGCTAGAAACGATATTAATAACTTCCCATGGTTCTCACCTGCCGGAACTTCTAGAGGAACCATTCTCAATGCTGTAAAACTGGCATATAACCCAGGAAAACTCCAGAGAGATAGACTTTACTCTTCTAGAGTCAACCCAGTTATTTTCTCACCAGGATCCGGAATCATCCTATTTGGTGATAAGACTGGATTTGCCAAGGCATCCGCATTTGATCGTATTAATGTTCGTCGTCTCTTCATCTTCCTTGAAGATGCTATTGGTGCTGCGGCAAAAGATCAACTCTTTGAATTTAATGATGAAATTACAAGAGCAAACTTTGTAAATATCGTTGAACCTTTCCTTCGTGATGTTCAAGCAAAGAGAGGTATTCAAGATTTTGTGGTTATTTGTGACGAAACAAATAACACTGCTGCGGTTATTGACAGTAACGAATTTGTTGCTGATATATACATTAAACCAGCAAGATCGATTAACTTCATCGGTCTTAC